TCAGGCAGTTGCGCGACTTCTGGCCGCAGCCGCCTTTTTCGGGTGTGCATTTTTCTGGCGTCGGCGTGCAGGCTTGCTCACCCCGCGCATCACTTCCTTCAGCCGTTGCTGGTACAGGTGGGAGTAGCGTTTGCTGCTCACCACGCTGTCATGATCGAGCGCGGCGCCCACGTCCGTGAGGGTCTTGCCGCCGCTGATGATCGCGCTGGCCAGGGCGTGCCGCATATCGTGGGCGGTCCAGTCTTCCAGCTTCATGGCGGCCACCGCGTCTTCGTAGCTGGCATACCGGGTGCGCCAGTGGCGCGTGTCATCGAAGGGCAGGAAGGCCAGCGCCCACCGCGCTTCCACGGGCACGTACTTCATCCGCGGCGTGCCGTTCTTGGTGATGCCCGCCACCAGCCACACGTCACGGCCGTTGCGTATCACTTCGGTGGGCACACGGGGGAGCACCGACGCGCGCCAGCGCAGGCCGCACCAAAAGGCCAGGGTGAACACAGCGCGGTCTTCCTGGTGCCTGATCTTGGCCAGCAGCTTGCGCACTGTGTCCACCTTTTCGTAGCGCTGGCGTTCGTTCTTGACCGTGGGCAGGATGATGCGCTGCGAGTAATTTTGATCGCCATAACTGTGTCGGCGCCACGCATAGCGGATCGCGGCCTTCAGGTAGGCGAGCCGGTTGCGGATGGTGGCGGGGGCGAGTTCACCGCGCTGCTCATCAGCGTAGGCGTGGGCCACATCGGGCGCGGCTGAAAGGGGTTGCCCCTTGATCTTGGGGAACAGGTGCGCAAGCTCGCGCTCGATGTTGGCCTTGTCGCGCAGATCGGGCAGGTGGTGCTTGATGTAGAGCAGCACCGCGCCCGAAATCGTTTGATCGCCCGGCTCTACGCCCGAGTTCTGCGCGTAAAGGGCAGCACCTTGCTGCTGATCGTACTTCTCGGCTTGCCGCTGGCTCCAACCTTTTGGAAGTAGTTTTGTAGCGCGGTATCGGCGTCTGTTGGGGCCACTGCTGATGATACGATTGAAGGTGAATCGCCAGCGCCCCTTCGTTTTGTCCCAATAGACCGACATTTGGCTTTGTGCTCTTCCAGGTCAGCAATGGCCCACCTGGTCAGGCGGGGGCCGTATTTATAGCACGGGATTTCCAGATCGTAAAAAGAGCGCAGCGGAATGCCCAACAGCCTGGCGCCGCCGTGGGCGTCCACCATGTCGCTGTCGGCTTCATCAGCCAGGGGCTTCCGCTTGCCCATCTGCTCAGATCACGCCTTCACTGCGGGCGGATCGACTTCGCCCGTGAACGGGTTGCGGCCCTTCTCGATCTCGATCAGCTTTTCCAGGTAGTGCTTGGCCTTCTCAAGATCGGGCACACCGCCCTTGCGGCGCCACCGGCTGACGTACTTGACGATGTTGCCTTCGAAAAATCCAAGGCCATTGATCGCCACGTAGTCCCACGGCTCCATGCCGCCCTTGTAGTGGTTGCCGCCCACCTGCGTATCGTTAGCTGCCATTGCCTTGTCCCTCCCTGAAGAGTGCCATCGTCCGCGGGAACGTCTGTTCAAGCAGCGACGCCACCGCGTTGGCGTACTGCCTGATTTCCCATTGGGCGTTGGGCGCCATGCGCAGCGCCAGGAACTGCATCCAGTTGCGCAGGTTCGCGCTCGCGCGCATGCGGCTGTAGCGCGCCACGGGCACCGACAGCCGCGCCAGTTCCTTCGGGACGCCGAGCTTCAGGCCATCCTCATAGACGGCCTGGCAGCAGGTATAAAGGGCTTCCAGGCGGGCGATCCAATCGCGCGCCGCTTCGCAGGTGATGGCCAGATCGGCGACACCCTGCGCCTGCTTGTTGGCGCCCCCGCTCACCCTGAGCCGCGCCACCGTGGGCACGTAGTTCTCATCCGGCAGCGGGATGTACCGCGCGCTCATTTCGTTGTAGCTCTGCGTGCGATGGCGGTGCCACTCACGGAAGACGAAGATGGGGGCCTTCACTTCGATCACGGCGCCTGCCATTTCGAAGGGCGTCATGTGCTTGTTGGTGTAGAGGAAGCGCAGCAGCTTGGCGTCGCTGTTCCAGTCCACGAACCCCTTGTTGGTGGACATACGCGCGGCTTCGATGATCCGCTCATCGCTGCCCCAATGCTCGATGGCTGCCACGTAGCCGTTATCCAGAACCTGAATTGTTCCCATCATCACCCCCGTTTTTTCATGGCTTGCAGCAGCAATTCCTGCACGCTCACCTTGTTGTCCACCCGCAGAATCACTTCCTCATCGATGGTGTCGCGGGCCACAATGTCGTAGATGAACACCGGCCGCTTCTTGCCCGCCTGTAGCTGGCGCACCGGACCAACGCGCTCGATGAACTGCGCCCGCGTGTCGGCGTCCCACCAGTGGCCAAAGAAGCAAACGATGTTGCACACTTCCTGAAGGCCATCGATGCCGTGGCCGATGCTCTGCGGGTGGCCGACGCCGAGCCGGTACTTGCCGGTCTTGAATGCCTTCATTTCGGCATCGTCGGCCAGCAGCTTCGCGTCGGGGAAAGCCTTCTTGATCCGCTCCACGTCGCTTTTGAAGTGGTAGGCGCACAGCACCGGGGCGCCATTGGCCTCTTCCACCACTTCCTCTAAGACTTGCAGCTTTTCGTCATGCACTTCGCGCCAGTTCTGCCGGTCATCGATGTAGGCCGCGCCGTTGGCCAGTTGCAGGCATTTGATGGTGCGCGCGGCCGCGCTGAAGGCTTCGATCTCCACGCCGTCCAGTTCCATGAACATCTTGCGTTCCATGTCGCGGTAAAGCTCGCGGGCCTTGGGCGGCAGATCAACGTACTTCGGGGTGGCGATGGGCTTTTCCAGGTCGAACCAATCGGCCGGATCGATGGTGATACACACGTCCCTGAGCCTAGCTTCGATCTCGGCCTGTGCGTTGGGCAGCGGGCTGATGCCGTAGCCGTCGAAGCTTTTCTGGAACCAGCGTTCGCGGAAGGCGGTGAAGGTGCGGCCGAGCCGTTGGCCAGCGTCCACGAACCACATTTGGCCCCACAGATCGGCCAGGCCGTTGGGCGCGGGCTTGCCGGTTAGCTCGATCAGCCGCTTCACCTTGGTGTGCGCAACACGGGCCAGGGACTGCGCGCGCTTGCCGCCCTGCTTCAACCGAAAGGACTTGACCTTGGTGGCCTCATCGATGACCACGGTGCGGTAGGGCCAGCGTTCGCCCCAATGCTCGATCAGCCAGGGCAGATTGTCATAGTTGGTGGTGTAGAGCGCGGCGTCATAGCGCAGGGCCGCGCGACGTTCCTTCTCGCTGCCCACGATGGGCATGATGGTGGTGTTGCGCAGGTGGTTCCACTTCCGCGCTTCGTCCGGCCAGGTGCTGCGCGCCACGCGCAGCGGGGCCAGGATCAGCGTGGGATGGGATTCCCCCGCCATCATGCAGGCGTCCAGCGCGGTGAGCGTGGACACGGTTTTGCCCATGCCCATGCCCGCCCACACCGCGCAGCGGTCATAAGCCAGGATGTGCTGGCCGATCAACTGCTGATAGCCGCGGGCGGTGTAGTCTTCGCGCTTCATTGCGTTGATCTCTTCATCCGCGTCCACGGGTCCAGCAACGCTTCGATCTGTTCGATGGAGTCGATCACCAGCACGCACTGCCAGAAGTCGCGCAGCCGCTTGTGCTCGCGTTCCTGGTGCGGCTCGGGCTTCTTGCCGGGGGCCTTCAACTCCACCCATGCGCAATAGGCGATCAGGCTGCCTTCCGTCCAGATCGGGGGAAGCAGCAGCAGGCGATCAGGCGCCCCGCGGCGCCCCACCCACTTCACCTTGCGCACTTCGCCGCCGCACTCCATCGCGCGGCGGGCAAGATGCTGCTCTATTTGCGATTCGCGCACTTGCGGACCAGCGTGGTGTTGAACCAGTCTTGCATGTACTGTGCCACGCGCAGCGCTTCGGCAACCTTCTCCGGTTCGTGGACGTTGTGGGCCATCGCTGCCCACAGCCGTACCGCCTGCGCGGCGAGCGGATCGTTGGCGCGCAGGACGAAAATAGGTTCCTCCGGGTCCGCTTTGTTCAAGCAGCTTGTTTGGGTGGCGAGTTCGGCACGCTTCAGCATGTCAGTCATCCTTCTTGTAACGGGGGCCTTCGTACCCGGCCGCGGCGAGTGGCATGCCTTCGGCCCACCAAGGAAGCTCTTGCATTAGCTCGATCATTTCACCCGCGCTGTAGCGCGGTTCATCAGGCGTTTCGGTGAGCGGCTCATCGTGGACGGTCAACACCAGCGGATAGCCGCGGGCTTCAAGGCGCGGCATGGCCCACGCCAGGAAGTCGCGGGCGGTGGCCTGGTCGATGTTCTCGGCGAACTTGCCGCCGTAGGTGCCGATGCGGCACCACTGCCGGGTGTACTGGTTGACACCCATGTAGGTGATCTTGCCTTCGTGCAGCTTGGGCTGCGGGTAGCACAGCGCGCGGCCGGAAGGAAGCACGCAGCGCAGCCACGCCCCATCGCGGCGGAACTTCACACGGCGGCAGGGGATGGTCTTGCCGGGTGAATCGATGGCGTTCCTAGCCGCGTCTTCCAGATCGGCCCACCACGATTCGACGCGGGGATGCGCGCGGCGCCAACCGCGCTTGAACACATCGCAGGTGATGAAGGCGTTATCGGATAGCTTGAACGTGGGCCGCTTGTTCTTGCGCGTCCACTCCAAAAATCCGGTGGCCTCATAAACGAGATCGCCCGGCAGGTGGGGCCACGCTACTGCGGTCATCTTCTCGATATCGAGCTTGTAGTTGGCCGCCATGGACACGAACGCGCCAACGCCACCCTGAAAGCCCAAGCTCAATTCCATCACCTTGCCGATCTGGCGCTGGTTGCCGCTGCGCTTCTTGTCTTCCATCACCGATTCGGGGGTGACGTGGAAGCTCTTGGCGTAGGCGATGGCGTAGAGATCGTGCCCCTTGCCCAAATCGAAATCCCGGAAGGCTTGCAACTTCCACTCTTCGCCCGCGTGCCACACCAGCCCGCGGCCTTCGATGTTCGACCAGTCGGCCACGCACAGCTTGCAACCTGGCCCCGCGATGATGGAGCCGCGCAGGGCGCTGGATGTGAGGCCCATGATGTTTTCGTAGACCAGCCCGGCCGTGCCCTGCTTGACGGCGGTGATGGCCTCTTCGATGTACTCGGCGCCGAACTTCGGCCGCGGCAGGTTGTGGGGCTGGAACACCCGGCCCGCCCACCGGCCGGTGCGGCCCGCGCCGCAATACTGCATCGTGGTGCGCAGGCGCCCGCCCACCTGCGCGCGCAGGATGGCGTTGTATTTGCTGGTGCTGGTGGTGGCTGCTTCCAGCCGAATGCGGATCAGTTCTTTGACGCCTTCGGGGATATCGGGATCGGCCAGCCGCTTTTCCAGCGTGGCCTTCTGCATATTGGGCAGCGCGACGCCGTACTCTTCCAGGATGTGCGCCAGCAATTCGTCGCGCTCGGTGGCCGACTGCACCGCGTTGTCCGTGGCTTCCTGCACGCGGCCGCGCAGCACTTCCTGCTCGGCGTCCACGGCCTGCACGGCCGCCCTGGCCAGATCGAGATCGGCGGCGAAGCCGCGCTCGTTGATGCGCTGGTCTAGGTGCCACAGGCTCACTTCGAACCGGGACAGGTCGCTCACGTCGCCGTAGTTCCAGGCAGGCATGCGCTTGTGGACGGCCCGCATGGCGTCGATATCCATGCCCGCGTAGACCTTGAACTGCTCCCACTCAACCGGGTGGGTGTGGCGCGTCGCGCGGCGAATCTTGGCCGTGGCCGGGCGCGGCTTGCAGAACAGCCGCACCAGGTCTTTGCCGATCTTCAGTTTCCGGGCGTCCTGCGGCACCTGAAGGATGGTGCAGAGCGGGTCTAGGCCCCCTGGCAGCGAGTGGGCCAGGGCCTGCGCCATGGTGCAGCGCCAGCGCTCAATGGGGATATCCAACCCGTGCCGCTTGTAGAGCAGCCTGTCGAACATGGCGTTGTGGGCATACACTTCATCGGCTTCGAAGGCGGCCAGGGCCAGATCACTGTTCAGCAGATCGTCGCCCGCGGTGTGATCCAGCACGCGCCACGGCTCATCGTCCACGGCCCACGCAGTCAGCAATAGCTCGGTGTCCTGGACGTAGCGATACGTTCCCCACTCGATTGGGGTTTCGGAAAACGATTCGCCGTCGATCCAGAGTTTCATTGTGTTCAAGTTCAGCCGTTGCCTGACTTACTGCGCCATATCCGTTTGCTGGCTCCCTGGTGCCCACATAGCCCACCGCCATGAATGCTTACGGGCAAGCGGTGGTGTGGTGCTCGCAGTCAGGCCCATTCGCGCCCTGTGGCTGAAGGCAGGGCAACTACCGTGAGGAGGGAAGCCGCCCGCACCAGCCGATCAGACAAGCGCTTCCGCGTTGGCACCGTCCGCTATCTCGGCGAACTCATCCGCGCTCACCGCGCGGCCGCCCGAGAATGCTTCGCCATCGGCCCGGAACTGAACCCACCGGATCGTTGCGTTGATGCGCTTGCCCCAACTGTTGTCCTGCGCCCACATTTCGATGGACAGATCGACGTAGCAGCCGCCGTAGGGCTTGCCGTCCGCGGCCGTGAGCGGCGTCTTGTCCTTGTCCACCACCACCGGCCGCTTCTTGCTGCTGGCGTTGAGCGAGAACATGCCTTCGAAGCCTTCATACGGCTCGCCGTCCTTGGTGAGCGGCGATTCCTTGAAGCACACGCGGCCCTTGCTCTTCAGTTCGGTGAGGATGGCGTCGGCCTTGTTGCCCCACTTGTCCTTGGCCACGGCCACCATGCCTTCCTTCAGGATTTTGTGGTTCTCGGAGTTGGGGACGATCACGGTGGCCAGGCTGAACATCGGTTCGCCGTCATTCACCGATTTCGCTTCGTGCAGGTGCGGGAATGCGCATCGCAGGTTGGTGAGTTTGAAGTCCATGGCTGCTTCCTTTCGTGGTGGGTACTGCGTTGGTTAGATGATGCTCAGGTCGGGGTGCGCAAGCCTGCGCACGTCTTCGATGGGGCAGTTGAGCAGCAGGATCGGCGTGTGAGCCATGAGCCGTTCCAACCGCACAACCTCTTCGCGGTGCTCGGCGAGCCGGGCGTTGATGGTGTCGCGCACCGTGGGGCGTCGCGGGCGGCCGTCGCAGCCATCGGTGGCCATGCGGCCGTTCTCGGTGCCTGCGGCTTGCGCGAGCGTGGCCACCTTGTCGGTTTGCTGTTGCATGTCGGTTCCTTATCGAAAGTGTTTCGGGTAGAGAAGTTGGATGCGGGTGATCGCTGCATCCACGGCGCGGGCGCGTTCGGGGCTGCCGGTTGATCCGGTTGCTGCGGCCCGTTGCAGCAACGCCCTGGCTTCGGATGGAAGGGAGCAGGACGGTGGCAACCCCGGCCGCACGTTTTGCGGCGGTTTGGCGTTGTGCGAACTGCGCCGGGTCATACCAGGTCAGCCCCCACTTCAATGGGGCTGATCTCATCGATCAACGGGCGCATGGCCAGGGCCGGGCGCGGGTCCGTCACGCGGGCCACGCTCGGCTTGCCGTCCGACTGCTTGATATGGGTGCTGCTGTTCAGGACTTCCCACCGTTTCGGGTTGTCCTTGAGCAGCGTTTCGGCCTTGGTGGGCGAGATCAGTTCGCTCTTGTAGATCACGTCATTCTTCAGCCGCCACTTCTTGAGTTGGGCTTCGACCACGGCCGGGTCCACCCACTCGCGCGCACCGCGCTTGCCCTGCACCAGCTTCCACCCGGCCACGGGCGTGCCCTGAAGCAGCCTGCCTTCGGTGGCAGCACGCACGGCGCGGCACCAGCCTTCGATCAGTTCCACCGCGTCCATCTTGGCGCCGAGATCAGGAATGTCGGTGAGCAGCTTGCGCACGATGGCTTCTTGCTCGGGCACATCGGCCGTGGTGAGATCAGTGATCTCGGCCGTCAGGGCCTGCGTCACCACCTTGTTCAGCGCCGGGCACTTGGCCTTGGCACGGCACCACTTGCAGGTGGCCGCACTCGGCGACAGGTAGCTGTCATCCTTGTTGAACCAGTTGACGATGTGCTTCTGCGCCAGCCGGGCATCGTCAGCCGCCTGTAGCGCGTCCATGGGGAAGTTGTGCAGTTCGGCGAAGGTGCCTTCCCACACCGATGGCTGGTCGAACAGGCGGGGCTGGCTGATGACGGCCCGGAACCGGGTGAACTCGCCGAGCAGCGCGTAGGCGTGCAGCGCGCCGAACAGGTACATCTTCAACTGCGGGTTGAACTCGGCCGACACCACGTTGTTGGGGTTGGCCCCATACTTCAGATCGATCACGGTGATCCTGTCGCCTTCCAGGATCACGGCATCGCCCGTGCCCGCGGCGCCGTCTTCGCCAGTCAGGTGCGCGATGGGCAGTTCCTGCTCGATCAGCAGTTCGCTGGCGCCTGCAAGCTCGCGCACCAGGTGGACGTAGCGACGGACGGCGCCCACCATTTCCTCATCCACGGTGAACTGGTTGCGGATTTCAAGGCCAAGCTCGACGCGCCCCTTGAAGGCGTCCAGCCAGTCGGCCCCTTCGCTGTCGGACTCGGGGTGTACCCACACCGCGATTTCCTTTTTGAAATACTGCGCAGGATCGCGGTTGGTGCGCAGGCATTCGGCTGCGAGAAAGTGCGCGGCCGTACCGTGGTCCGCGTCTTCGCTTGGGTTGTCCGGCTCATCTGCTTCCAGCGCGGTGCTGCCGGTGCAGTTGAGCCAGCGGTGCGCCGTGGACGGCGCAAAGATGGCGTGTTTGCTCATGGTTGGATGAACCCCTGTTTAAGTTGACGCACCCGGCGCTCGCACTCGCGCTGCCCCTGGTGCGGGTAGTAGCGGCTGTTGGCGGGATTGCCCTTGCGCTGCACAGGCACGCCCCGTTTGTCCATCGCCACGTAACGCTTGCTCGCGTGATGGGGCGTTCGGCCGCCGTGGCCACGCGAGTTCAGCGGCCCAAGCTGCGCCAGCAGCGCGTTGAGCATCGCCATTTCCCCGGCGTAGGCCGTTTGCAAGAAGGTGATCTCGCGTGCGCGGATCACCGCGGCCCTGAAAGGTGTGCCGGGCTTGACGGTGGACGCGATCTGCTTGCGCTGATCGCGCATTTGGTCGAAGCCCATGGCAACCTTTCGTTCGTCGGGGAGGGCGGCGGTCATGGACTTAGGCAGCCTTGGGAATGCTGGCCAGGGCCGCGTTCACGTCCGCGAGGATGGCCGCGTACTGCTCTGGCTTCGACTGGCTCAACAGCTTCACGCCGTGCTTGGCCAGCACTTCCTCGGCCTTGGCCCTGAAGCCGTTGGCCAGTTGCAGGAAGGGCGTCTTTACCATGTCGAAGGTGACGGAACCGGCCGGTGCAGCAGCGGCCGCGGCAGCCTGAGCAACCGCGGGGGCGGCCGCTGCTGCGGCGGGGGCTGCTGCGGCGGGGGCCGCGGCGGCCGGTGCGCCTTCGACGCGGGCGACAATGGCCTGGCCGAAGTGCTTCACGATGGCTTCGGTGTTGGCGATCTTGGCCGCGGTGTTGGCCTCAACGGCCTTGATGAGATTCAGCAGGTGGTCTTCGATGCTCATGGTTGTTGCCCTTTCGGTGGGTTGGTGACGCTGGTGGAGTTCCGAAGACGTGCCGCCTTCGGCAATGAACCTGTCGATTTCAAGCTGCACGCCGCTGCTCCCACACGCGGTGATGCGTGCCTTCCTTCATGGCCTGAAGGACGTTGGATCGCTGGCTGCCGCCCTGTAGGTGCTCGGGGTTGCAGCACAGCGACGTGTGGGGGCACAGGTGCTTGGCCACGTCCTTGCGGGTCATACGCCGCCCCTTGAAGACCTGAAGCACCAGCCGCGCGACGCGAACCGAAACGTGCTTGCCCTTGATCCGCAGGTTGATGACGCCGTACTTTTTGCTGCTGTGCGCGCTGTTGACGGTCTTGCCGATCCAAATCCAGCAGTAGCTGCCGTTCCAATAGAACTCATCGAGCAGCACGCTGTTGGCGATGATTCGGTCTTCAAGGGATGCATAGCGGCGGGCCATTTACGTGAGCGGCCGCACCGAAACGCGGCTGCGTTCGCGCGCCCGGAAGGTGTTGCCCTTCAGCGGGTGGAAGCTCGGCAGGTGCTGCGCCCACTGCTCGATGGCCTGCTTGATGTAGGCCGCCACCACGGCACGGGGCACCGGGAGAAGCGGCACGGACACCTGGAATTGCTGGCTGCGGGGCATGTGGATTGACGGCTACCTACGTGTCATTACAGTTCGATTATTACAAATCTAATTGATGGAGTCAATAGGAATGTAATAATTTCGGGCGCAGGGCAGCGGCCGGGCGGTTAAAAACCGCTCAGATCAGGGGGTTATGCAGAAGATTACAAAGTGGGGTTGCCCGTATCGGGCGGGGGCGGCTTTGGCTTTGGCTTTTCATCTGGCATTTGAGCAATCCACGCAACAGCAGCAATCAGGATCGCCAAGGCAGTTAGCTCGCTGTTGAACGCAGCACCCACGATGCCCGCGAGCACTAGGGCGCCGATGAACAGCCAGCCTTTCTTCCAAGTGAAAGTGAAATTCACACGTAGCTCACTGGTTTTTCCCGCACGACGCCGCAGAACACATCGCCTTCCTGTAGCTCGATGTTGGGGAATTGGGGGTTGAGCGGATGCAGGATGAACTTGTCACCATCGCGGATCAGTTGCTTGAAGGTGGCCGTTCCCTCTTCCTCACGGCGCACGATGACGAACAGGTTGACCAGGCGTTCCGGCCGGTCGATCAAGTTGGGTTCCACGATGATCTTGCTGCCATCGGGGAAGGTGGGTTCCTGGCCGGTGGGGTTGGTCATGCTCGATCCGCTGACGCGTAGCGCGTAGGTGTGTTGGTTGACCGGCTTTGTAGTCTCAACCCACTCTTCGGCGTCGCCAGGCTGGAAGTTGTCAACGGCGGCCGCGAAGTTGCTGGCCGCCACCCATGAGATCAATGGCACCCTGCCCCTGATCTCCGGGCCTTCCATCACGTTCATGAGGCCGGGCTGGCGTGAGCCCTTGCCTTCGGCGAGCCACAGCGGCGACACCTGTAGCGCGCTGGCCAGGGCGAAGACATAGCGGCTGCCTTTATTGCGGCCGCTTTCGATCTGGCCGATCAACCCCTGAGACACGCCCGAGCGCGCAGCAAGCTGATCCTGCGTGAGCTTGGCGTCCTCGCGGGCTTCCTTGAGCCGATCCCCCATAAGTTTCATGGGATCAATTAGATAACTAATCTTCATTACAAAGGTCTTGGCATTGTCATTACGTTTGTAATACTCTGTGGCCGCTATGTGGCAAGCCCTAGTCAACCAACTACAGGCGGCTGGCTTCACTCAATCCGAGATTGGGGAGCGCACCGGCCTGTCCCAACCCGCGATCTCCAACATGGCCCGCGGCACGTACAAGCACGGCCCGCGCGGCAACAGCGCCCTGAAGCTGATCCGGCTGGCCGAGCGGATCAAGGCAAAGAGGAAAAAGCGATGAGCACACGCGGCAAGGACTTCCGCACGGAACTGGACCCTGACGTGCATGACATGCTGCGCGTGATGGCCGACTTCTACGCCGAGGGCAACATGGGCGCGCTCGGCGAAAAGCTGCTCACGAAGGCGGTGGTGGGCGAGTTCCATGAGTTCACTCTAATGCGCGAGCGGATGGAGCGCTGCGGAACTTTGCGGAAAAGTGCGGAAACCCGCGGAAAGGCGGGGTAGGCCGTGGTGTCGCAACGCAAGGGTGCGCTATGAGTCTGCGCAGCGTGCCCATGACACTGGACCGTGCGCAAGCCTTTGTGGGGCTGCTGCATCGCCACCATGACGCGCCCGTAGGCCACCGTTTCAGTTTGGGCTGTGCCACCGCCGATGATGTTCTGCGCGGCGTGGCCGTGGTGAGCAGGCCCGTGGCGCGCAAGACGGATCGGCAAGCCGTGGCTGAAGTCACGCGCCTATGCACCGATGGCCACAAAAATGCCTGCTCTTACCTGTACGCGCTCGCCGCCAGAGTCTGCAAGGAAATGGGCTTCCGGCGCATCCAGACTTTTATTCTTGATTCGGAATCGGGCGTGTCGTTGTTGGCCGCAGGGTGGCGCTTCGATGGGTGGGTGAATCCCGCGAGCTGGAAGACACGCTCGGGCCGTAAGGACGTGCCGGGAAGGCGGCAGCGGTGGGTTAAGGATTTGAACACATGATGCTGCGCTACCTATCCTTGTTCAGCGGCATCGAAGCCGCCACGGTGGCGTGGCGCCCGTTGGGGTGGGAGTGCGCCGCGGTCGCCGAGATCGAGCCTTTTCCGTGCGCGGTGCTCGCACATCACTACCCGCATGTGGTGAACCTTGGCGATGTAACCCGGATCGATGAATCCGATATCGCCATGCTCGGGCCGCTCGACATTGTGGTGTTCGGCTCGCCGTGTCAGGACTTGTCCGTAGCGGGGAAGCGCGCGGGCCTTCAGGGGGAGCGAAGTGGACTCTTTTTTGACGCCATTCGAATCATCGGTTGGGCGCGAAAGTGGTGCGGGGTGCGATTTGCTATATGGGAAAACGTGCCCGGTGCCTTCAGCAGCAACAAGGGCAGAGACTTTGCAGTGGTGGTTAGCGAGTTGGCAGGTAGCCCCTTCGACCCTCCCCCGAAAGGATGGGGCAACGAAGGCGCGGCCGGCGGCGAAGCGGCCCTGGTTGAATGGAGCACTCTGGACGCGCAGTGGTTCGGAGTGGCGCAGCGGCGCCGTCGCGTGTTCGCTGTCGCAGATTTTGGAGACTGGACAAGTCGGTGCCCAATACTTCTTGAGCCCGAAAGCCTGCGCGGGGATTCTGCGCCGCGCCGCGAAGCGGGGCAAGGTATTGCCGGAACGCTTACACGCCGCCTTGGAAGCTGTAGCCCGGATGAAGGCGAGCGTGGAACCCTCATCGGGTGCGGACCTGATATAGCCCCCACGCTCGCCTATGGCGGGGGAAACACCAGCGGGCCGATAACGGTAGCAGCAGCCGTGAACGCAGGCGGCACAGGGCGCTTGGACTTCGACAGCGAAACGCTGGTGACGCACGCCCTCCGCGCTGACGGTTTCGACGCGAGCGAAGACGGCACCGGCCAGGGCACGCCATTAATCCCTGTCGGCTTTCCCGCGCGATTGAGCGGTACGCAGCGAGCCACAACAGAAGACCTTGCGCCAGCTTTGGGTTCCGCCAACCCCACAGCGGTGATGACGCTGGCGCTCAGAGGGCGTGGGGATTCGCCAAATCTGGAATACCGCGAAGACGGCACGGCCAACGCGGTACTGACGCCGAATGGTGGCCGTGGAGGCATCGGCGTGGGCGCAGTGATGGCCGCAGCGCAGGTGCGCCGCCTCACACCCCGCGAATGCGAGCGGTTGCAAGCATTTCCCGACAACTACACGTTGATACTGAACAAACAGAAGCCCGTGGCCGATGGCCCGCGCTACAAAGCGTTGGGCAACAGCATGTGCACCAAGGTGATGCGGTGGATCGGGCGGCAGATCGAACTGGCACTGCTCTTCTGATGACACCAAGCAATATCATCCCCTTCGCGCCGAAGGGGCCGGGGGCGTCGCCGGCTGAGTGGGCACACTTCGATCTCGGCCTTGAGCTTGGCCCCGATCTGCTCCCCTGTGTATCCAACACGGGGGCGAAGATCAGCCCGATCTCCACGCTGAAGGAATTGGGCAAGACGCCATCCCGCTACAACGCGCAACGGCTGGCTGCGGGGATCAAGGACTGGACGGTGATGCGTGCGACGCCCGAGCAGATCAGGGCATGGTCGGCCGAGCCGGACTATGGCATCTGCCTGCAAACGCGGACGGTGCGCGCGCTCGATATCGACGTGCCCGAACCCGCGCAGGCGCTGCCTATCATCCACCACATTGAGCAGTACCTTGGTGCGCTGCCCGCACGCGGCCGATCCAACACCGGCAAGAAGCTGCTCGCCTTCACCCTGCGCGGCGAGTTCACCAAGCGCAGCTTCCACACCGAAGGCGGCTTGGTGGAATTCCTGGCCACCGGCCAGCAGTTCATCGTGGCGGGCACGCATCCATCCGGTGTTCGCTACGAATGGGACAACGGGCTG